ACCAAGCTGGGTTATGTCAAAGGCACCAAGTATTGAGTTTTTGATGGAGCTAAAGGTGTTTTTTACTGCATCTGCAAAAGAGGCATAGGCTCGCTCTTTAGCTGCTAGAGCATCCTCAACAGAGGTATCTTTGACTGGTTCCTCAACAGCGGTGACTGCCTCAACTGCTGCATCTGCAACAACCTTGAGGTTCTTTTCCATTTTCTTTAGGTTTTTAGTCAGGTTGCCGTTGTTTTTAGTAATGGCTTTGAGTGCCTTGTTTGCAGCAGCAACTGGTTTAGCCCCAGAGGTAAGTCGAGCAGCAAGCCCCTCACTCACACCAGCAGCAACTAGCTTGGCTTGCTTTTTGACAACAGTAGCTTCACGCTTTAGTGTTTCGCCCAAGCTCATCTTTTTAGGCGTACTTGCCCCACCAGTTGTTGCGTCAGGTATCAGTGCGTCAATCTCAGCCTGCTGAGATTTAGCATCAAAAGCAGAGCCACCAAAAGAACTTGCTACCTGACCAGCAGTCTGCCTGATAAGCGTGTAGGTAGTTTTTATCTCTTTTGGAATCTTGTCTAGCTGTGTTCTAAGGACAGCAGCCTTACCACCGGCATAATCTAACTTGCCAGCAAAGTTTGCAACACCAGAGGCTGACTTGCCAGCCCACTCATTTGTGTTGGTAAAGGCTGCGACCAAAAGTGCCAGACCAGAGATAATGGCGACAATCGGAATGAGCCTTAGAGCTGTCGAGAAAATAGTTGTCGCTGTAGTGGCCAAGGTAGTCTGGGCAGTCACTTGTGCCATCCACCACTTGTTTAGTTGCAGGGCAACAGTTGTAATACCTATGGCAACCTGCATAAGTTTGTAGGCAGTGTTTATAGCAAAGATGGCAGTTGTGACTTGGGCAATAGCTGTAGCGTTCTCAATAAAGAATCTTGCTGTATTCATCAAGTCTGTTGTCAGGGCTTTCCAGTCAACAGCCTTTACAGCAGCAACTAACTGAGTGCCTAGATCTCTAGCCAAATCTCTAACAACTGGTAGTAGCTCTGCCATGACAGGCAACAACTGGTTGCCAATTTCAATCTGTGTATTAGTGACCTCAGCCTTTAGGATTCTCATTTGGTTGGCAAGACCACCAGAGGTGTTGGCAAAATCACCCTGTGTCTTGCTGGTTGCTTGCATAAGCAAGCCATAACGAGCTTGGACCTTTTCTGTTTGAGTTAGCTCTTTACCGACCTCACCAATTCCATTGGCCATCGCATAGGCTTTGACCTCAGAGTCGAGCAGGTTGATACCAAAACGCTTTAGAGGTTCTGCTTCACCTGCAAGACCAGACTGGAATACTTGTAAGGCCTCAGACACATCTATGTTGAATACAGAGGCAAAGTCGCTGGCACGAGTCGAGATCTCAGCAATAAACTTTGAGGCATCGCCACCAGAGCCAACGATACGCTCGGCAAAGGCAGAGAACCTAACTGCTGCGTTGTTGAAGTCAACCTGAGATACACCGAGGGTTGTTGCGGCTGTCTTTCCAAAGTCAATGATTCCCTGAGCTGACTTGCCAAAGGCAACATTGACAGCGTTTACAGACTCGGCGTAGCTAGATGCTGTCTGGACAGTCTTGGCTAGACCTGCACCAATAGCACCGATGGCAATACCAGCAGTAGCAAAGTTTCTGCCTAGTGATCCGACTGAGCTTTGTAGCTTCGCAAAACTAGCGTTAGCTTGCTTTAGGCCTTTAGGGTCAAAGCTGGTGAGGATGGGGATTCTAATTGCCATTAGTTGGCCTTAAGTTTGTAGTTGATTTTTTCTGAGTATTTTTCAATAGTTTTCAACATGTCGGCAGCTATGTTGTCAACCTTGCCAGCTAGGGCTGGGTAGATGTAGCGAGATGGGATGCCACCAAGGTTGTCGGTCATGCCCTTACCTTGTCCGGTGATTCGATACTGGAAAGCCTGGGTTTGTCCACGCCTAACCACTGACCTTGATTTCGTTGGCTTTTGTCTGCCTGAGCCACCAACTCGACCTCTGCCCTTGTATTCGTAAAGTAAAGCAGGGCCATTCATCATGGTCTTTCGGCCAGCCATGTCAGCAATCTCAAGACCCACTGCATCACCAGGTGATTCAACCTGCAATCTAACAAGTGGAATTGTGTCGCTGTAAATAGACTTTCCGAGTAGCAGTTGAGCACTTACCTTGGCACCAGCAAAGCGTGTGCGACCATAGTGATTCATGCCTGATAGCGGTGAGGATGATGGCAGGTTTGACCTAATGGCTGAAACTGCTGGCTCTGCGATCTGTCTAATGTCTTTGCGTAGTTCCCTGATTGAGCCTGGTTGCACAGCATCAAGTAGTTGCAGCATCTCTTTGACACCTTGCACTTTGATGGTGGTAATTGGGCTGGCCAATGAGGACTCCTAGATAGATTGCTTGTCTAATTCTACCCAAAAGAAAAACCCCCTTTTGGGGGGCTTATCTTTTTTGGCCTTGTTGATTCTTGAAAATCAAATACCGGCTAAGTGTCCAGAGCATTCGTTCATCGAGTTCTAACAACTCTCTAGGACTGATGCCAGTTTCGACTGCCAGAGATGCTATAAACCAATGAGCTGATTGGTCCCCTAGACCCTTTATGCTTTTGGGTCGTCAGAGGCCGATACGGAGAGAACTCCGTCAATCCACTCATCAAATGTTTTAGCAGTTGCCTTGGTGCGTGTTTCACTTGCCCAAGCTAGGAAAAGCAGGTGAGTGATTTTTAGGTCTTTGTCTAGGTTGGCAATGGAGATGTTGAAGTTGGACTCAAACTTCACCATGTCAGATGCTAGGCAGGTGACCTCTTTGGATTCACCAGGCTTGTCGCTGAACTCTACTTGTAGGTTTATTTTCATGTTCTGAGCCTAACAGCTTACGCTGCTGTACCTCTCACGATGTCACCTGTTGTCGGCCAAGACACACTGAGTGTGGCTAGATCTCCGATGCTGCCAGCGTATGGCTGGTACTGGGTGACTAGGCAGTCAAAGCGGTACTCAGGGTTTGTAGCTGAAACTGCTGTTGATAGAGGTGAGATTTTTACTGCAACTGTTGAACCCATAAGTGGGAATAGTAGGGCATCAACTGAGCCAGCAGCAAAGTCCTGCATGAAGTCAAGTGATACTGAGCCACTCTTTAGGCCACCAATGCGTGTGCGGTAGGTGCTTCCAAAAGCGGTAGTTTCAATCTCATCGGCTGTGATGTCAAGGGTGACTGAGTTGATTGAGGTGCTGAGGTTGGTTGTGCCAACTGTGATTTTGTAGTCTTGTGCAAAAAACTTTGCCATGTTGTTTCTCCTAGTTTGCTATGACTGTGACTGTGAAGTCAGCAGCCAGGTATGTGGTGTCGCTGATGTTCAATGAACCAACTGAGTCCATTGAAACAACTCGGCAGTCGTAGGCATTACCACCAAGCGTACTATCTGATTCTACTGCACTTTTGACACTACTTGCCCCTGTGCTGATGTAGGTATCTAGCCGTCTTTGTGCCTCACGCTCGGCAGCTCTGCCAACAATGACAGTCACTGCAAAGTTGTAAGTAGTCATGCCTTTGTTGAAGGCATTATCGTAGGAAACAGACCTCAGACCGACAATGGCAATAGGTGGGTTTGGTAGGTCAGGAACCTCAGCGGCTGTGCGTAGGCCTGAGATAGTTGCAAGGTTAGTAGCAAGGGCTTGCCTGATTAGGCTGATGCTCATTAGCCGAAGTTCCTCATGATCCTGTAAGGCATAAGTAGTTGCTCGACATCTGGGTCAAGGTAGCGACCAACTCGGATGGCACCCATGTCACCAAATCCGGCAACACCTAGAGGCGAGTCCAGACGCTTGAAAAGTCTTGATGACTGAATCACACAGGCTTGCTTTACAGCGGTTGGTACAGATGACCAGCCCCAAGTGCCAGTGATTTTTACAAGTGCTTGGTAGTCAACGACTGGCCAAGCGTAAGTGTTGACAGCTCGGATGCTTGTGTAAGGGGAATAGAGTCCATCAGCTCTGCTGTTTACAGGCTCAAGCTGGTAGTCGGTAGCAGCCCACTCTGTGTAGGTGTCGCCAATCTCATCGGTGGACTCAACTTTTGTGACTGTGATTGCATCGTCAATGATTAGGTTGATGGCATCGGTGGCAGCAAAGTTCCTCACAGCCGTACCTGCGTTAGAGAAGCTTCTAGCTGTAAAGCCGTCAATAAGTCTTGAGGCAGACTCGATTGCTACTTCTAGCAAAGAATCATCAACATTGTCTGTGATGCGAAGTGAGGCTTTGACCTCGGAAAGTGTGGCATAGCCGTTTGTAATCGCCATAGTAGTCCTATCTTATCTCCTAAAAAGCATACGCTCTTTGATGGCTGTGGAGCTTACACCTGCTGTATAGGGCAAAAACCCAAAACCTATCCCATTAGCTTCTAGCCAATCTCTAGTAAATCCCATCTGGGATTTGTAGTCCTTATCCGACCAATCTGTGCCAGTAATTACAAAGTCAGCCTTAGCTTCAAGTATGGCTGGCTTAGAGTCTTGACCACCATAGTTGATAATGACCTCATCCACATACCTGCAAGCCCCAACAACTGCTGCCCTTTCCTCTGTGCTCATTACAGGAGCTTTTCCCTTGAACTCTTGGACAAACTCGTCTGTGTTTATGGCAACAATTACGCTGCCATCCTCACCAGCAAACTCGTTTAGTCTGCGTAGCAACTCAACATGACCCCAGTGAAAGAGGTCATAGGTGCCGCCGTTGTAAATCCTCAATCCCATGAGTTAGCCCTGCGAATCCTCAGCGACCAAGTGCCCTCGTTGTAGTCATCGTTTAGCACCTTTGCCTCAAACAGCTCGTTGTTGTTTCTGTAGCTAACAGCGTTCTTTTGCTCATAGCCAGACTTTAGGGTTGAGCTGTTTTCATGGTGGACTATTGCGTCTATTCTCCTTACTGGCAAGCCAGCGTTTCTGATTCGGCGTTCATAGTCATTGTCATCAAAGTAAAGGGGGTAAAACCTTTCATCGTACAAACCAACTTCCTCAACAACTTTTTGACCCAAGACAATGCAGGACCAGTCAGGGGTGATGTGTGGGAAGGCTAGGGAGTTAGCGTCTGCATCCTCACAGATAATCTCTAGGGCACCCTCGGCAAAGTGAGCGTCATCATTCACCAGCACCCAGTAAGGGGCATGGGGGGTTGACTTTACAATCAGGTTCCAAGCACCGACAAGACCAAGGCCAAAGGGCACTCTAATCATCCAGAGGTTCTTTACCTTTTCTGGCTGGCTAGGTTGCCAGGTGTTAGTGCCTGAGTTGTCAACAATGACAAGGTGCTCGACTGGGTAGTCAATAGAGTCAAGTAGCCTCTGGGCTAGGTCAAATCTTTTCAGGGTTGCAAACCCCAGGACTGGAATCACTTGAGTAATTTCTTTAGGACCGGCATCCAGTTCTTTTCCCAAACCTTTTCATGGTCAAAGGCTGAGACAAACTCAACAGCCTTAGCTGACTTGCCCTTGCCTCTGGCATAGGCCTGTTCTAATGCCTCAACAATCTCTGGCACCAATGGGATAGTCCAGAATGAGTGCTGTGCTGGATCGTAGAGTGGCTGACCTGAAACAACCCAGCCATCGCCTACTAGCTCAGGACTAGCAGCAAACTTGCTAACAATTACTGGCACACCAACTGCTTGTGCCTCTACTGTCGGAATACCAAAGCCCTCTCCATAGCTTGTTGCCAGCATGACATCCCAGCTTGAATAGATACCTGCAAGGGTTTCTTGGGACATCCCATAGCGGTATGCAAGTGGGTCAGGGAAGGTCATGTTGTCAACTGGGATACCTAGCAACTGACCGAGTGCAATAAGGTTCCAGCCATGAGGTGAGCTGGGGTCTGCGTGGATGTAAAGCATGGCATCTTTGTGCTTTCGAGCTAACATAGCAAAGGCCATCATGTTCTCTGAGTAGGCTTTGCG